CCTGCTGAGTATTACAAGCTTGCTGAGTCTGCTACAAGAACTGTAGATGTTGACTTCAACCCACAGGGTAATGGTTCGTTTGCTTCTGGTAGGGTACAACAAGTTGCTGGCATACCAATAATGATGTCAAACAACGTACCTCAAAGTAACGTATCTTCTAACCCAACTGGTGCGAACAACACTTACTCAGGTGACGATAGTAAAACTATTGGTCTTGTCTTCCATAAGTCTGCTGTTGGTACAGTAAAACTAATGGATATGACTACTGAGATCTCTGGTTCTGACTACGGAATTATGTATCAAGGTACATTAATGGTTGCTAAGTATGCACTTGGTCATGGAATCTTAAGACCAGAATGTGCAGCTACTATTAAGCTTGCTGCTTCTTAATTTCAATTTATAGGGTATCTTATTATTAGATACCCTTTTTTTATCATCATGTATTCATCAAAGAAAAAAAAGAAAAAGAAAAAAGGTGGGAGGGATTCACTTAAAATAAAAAAGTATTAAACAATGGCTGTAGCTGCAACCACTGAGCTTGAAGCAATCAACATTATGTTGGCTGCTATTGCGGAAGCTCCAATAAATAGTTTGACAGGCACACTTCCAGTAGATGCTGTGACTGCTAGATCAACTCTTGCTGAATTTAACAAAGAGATTCAATCAGAAGGCTGGTCTTTTAATACTGAAACAGATGTAACTCTTACAAGAAATGGGTCAAACCAGATAAGCTTGCCAGCAAATGTATTAAGAGTAGATGCAAATATACATCAACACCCAACTATTGACCCTATTCAACGTGGATTGAAGCTATACGATAGACAGAACAATAAGTATGAATTTGATGAGGACTTGATTTGTACTGTTGTTTATTTCAGAGACTTTGATGAAATACCAGAACAGGCAAGAAGATATATCAACATTAAAGCTGCAAGAGTTTTTGTTGACAGATTGGTAGGAGATCAAGGGCTAAGAACATATACACAAGAAGATGAAACAAGAGCAAGAACTATACTTACAGAGACAGATTATGCAAATGCAGATCACAACTTACTAAGAGGTGATCCTTCTCTTACCAGTATCTTTGATACTTATAATCCTTCTAGTGCATTAATTAGATAGCCATGCCTGTTATATCAAGAGCTATACCTACATTATTGAGAGGTATATCACAATCTTCTGATGCTTTAAAGCAACCAGATCATGCTGATATACAAGACAATGCTGATAGTAATCCTGTTCTTGGTCTTACAAAACGCAGTGGTTTTCAGTTTGTGACAGCATTACAATCTTCAACTCTTGGTAATGTTCACATACAAACTATAAATAGAGATGCAAATGAAAGATATGTAGCAATATTCAGCAATGGCAATGTAAGAGTATTTGAATTAGATGGTACTGAACTAACAGTAAACAAACCTGATGGTACTGCCTACTTAAATACTTCTACACCTAGAAGTGTGATGAAGACAGTTACTATTGCTGACTTTACTTTTGTCGTTAATACAAGTATTACAGCAGCTATGGACTCTACACTTAGCGGTGGTACTGGCACTAAGGCGATTATATTTATTAACCAAGCAACAGCAAGTACAACTTATTCTGTGACGATAGATGGAGTGACAGTTACCGATAACACCCAAACCGATTCTACTCTCAGCACAGATACAATAGCTGCTGATTTAAAATCTGGTCTTGATGCTGGTCTTACTGGTTTTACTATTGCTAGAAATGGTCCTGTTTTATATGTAAGAAAGAATGATAATTCTAATTTTTCTATAGATGGTAGTGATACACAAGGCGATACAAAGATGACAATAATAAAAGATTCAGTACAAAGATTTACTGATCTGCCTACTGTTTCTCCTGATGGTTATGTTGTAGAAATAAAAGGAGATGACGATACAAACTTTGATAACTATTACGTTAAGTTTGTTACTAACAATGGTGGTGCATTTGAAGAAGGCCAATGGGAAGAAACTGTAGAAGCAGGTATTCCTTTTAAGTTTGATTATGCAACAATGCCACACGTTCTTATACGTCAGGCAGATGGTAATTTTAGATTTGCAAGAGTAGATGGAGATACATATACAGCAGGTGGTCAGTCATTTACCTTACCAAAATGGGGAGAGAGAACTGTTGGTGATGTTATATCTGCACCTGACCCTTCTTTTATTGGCAATAAAATTAATAATGTATTCTTTTTTAGAAACAGACTTGGGTTTCTTGCAGGGGATAATGTAGTTCTTTCAAGAGTATCAGAGTTTTTTAACTTCTTCCCTGAGACAGTTGTATCTGTTTTAGATAATGAACCGATAGACGTAGCTGCTTCTCATACAAAAGTTGCAATACTAAAAAGTGCAGTAACTATGGGAGAAAAACTTATTCTGTTCTCTGAACAGACGCAGTTTGTATTGACCAGTTCAGCAGATAACCTTACTCCTAAAACAGCTAACGTGATAGTTGTAACTGAATTTGAAAGTAGTGCAGCAGCACAGCCTGTAGGTTCTGGTTCTTCTATTTATTTCTTAACTCAAAAAGGTTCTTTCGCAGGTATTAGAGAATATATTTTACAGGGAGAATCACAGATAAGAGATGCAGCAAACGTCACTATTCATGTACCAAGACTCATACCAAGTAATGTATTTAAGATGGCTGTATCTACCAACCAAGATATTCTTGTAGTCTTGGGTTCAGATAATGCCAATAAATTATATGTATATAGATGGTTATATGGAGATGGTGGACAAAAAGCTTTGAGTGCTTGGTTTACCTACAGCATCAATACAAACAGGTCTATATTAAATGTTGATTTTATTGGTACAGATTTGTTTGTTGTTATAGAAGAAGCTAATAAAGTAACACTAGAAAAGATACCATTTGAAACTGAGTTTAGAGAACCTAATGCTAGTTTTGAATATCATCTTGACCATAAAGTAACTGAAGCAACTACAGGAGTATCAGTATCTTATAGCTCTGGTACTGGTCTATCTACCTTTACAGTTCCATATCGACTAAGAGCCAACATGAATATTGTTGGTAGATATTTAGGCAGTGGAGAGACAAGCACATTTGTAGATGCTCAAGGAAATACAAAGACTCTTACATCAGGACAGGTACTATCAACATCTAACGCAATCAATGGCTCTACTTCTACCATTACAGCGATAGGAGATTACAGAAATAGTAAGTTTATTATTGGTGAACCTTATGAAATGCACTATAGATTTAGTAAACAAAGGCTAACAGAACAAGGTGCTGGTTCACCTGAGTATGTAGGAGCAAGACTACAGCTACATCATTTTTATATTAAATACGAAGATGCTGGATTCTTTAAAGTAGAAGTAACACCTGAGAATAGGAATACAAGTACGCATAAATTTACTGGTCGTTTGCTTGGTGCTGCGTCTGCTGCTATTGGTCAGATAAACCTAGATACAGGTACATTTAAAGTACCGATAATGAGTAAATCTGACAGAGTAGATATAGATATAAAAAACGATACATTTCTTCCTACACGTTTAGCCAGTGCAGAATATGAAGGTACATTCCATATAAGGAGTAGAAGAATATAGTGGGATATTTAAGAAAATCAAAGCTAGAAGATTTTAAATATGTAGTAGAAAACATGAGAGTCATGGACAAGATTGAAGCTTTGTATCAAACAGGCATGAGTCCAGAAGATGCTCTTAGCTATACCTTTTTAGGTAGTAAGACTAATATGACTATTGCTGATGATGAAGGTCAACCTATAGGTCTATGTGGAGTACAGAAAGATGGTTGTATATGGTGCGTTGCTACAGATGATTTGTTTGATAATAAAAAATATAGAATACAATTAATAAGACAAGGCAGAAAATGGGTTGATAATCTACTTGAGTCTTATAAAATACTTTATAATTATGTATATGCAGAAAACACTTCTGCTATAAAATGGTTAAAAGCTCTTGGGTTTACATTTGTAAATTTACATGAGAGTTATGGTTATCAAAAAAAACCTTTCTACGAATTTTTAAGGATTGCCTAAATGTGCGTTACTTCTTTAATACCTGCATTAGAATTAACAGGTAAAGCTGCTGCCGCATTTAATATAGGCTTGGGTCTTACTGCTGCCAATGCTTTTGTTGGTAGGGCTGCTGCACAGCAAAGAGCAGATCAAACATATAATCAAGCATTAATAGCTAACAGGTCAGCAGAAGCCGATAAAAGACAAAAACAATTAGCTCTTTCAGAAAGAAAAGCAGAAGAAGAAAAATTTGCAGCACAAGATAAGTTTGCAAAAACTATTGATGCTTTACAAGCTAGTCGATCTATAATAGCTTCAGAACAAGCAGGTACAACTGTAGGATTATTATTAATGGATCAAGATAGACAAGCTGCTAACTATAGAGAGAAAGTAAATCAAAGTATTGAATCAATGCAAAGACAATATCTATTTAATATTCAATCAACAGAGTCACAGTTTGAAGGTAGAAGAAATCAATTACAAAGTAATATTAATGAAGCTTATAACGCTATACCAAGTCTAGGTCAAACATTATTAAATATCGGCACTCAAGGTGTTGGTATGTATCTTTCTGCACTTCCAACTGGTTAATTATGGTTTTACAAGTAGGCACTACAAATTTTCAAAGTACAGCAGGTCAAAGCTCTAGAACTCCTGTAGAAACCTTTGTTAACCCTGTAACTGTTTTACCTAAAACTGGCTTGATGGGTTTGGCTGAAACCTTATCAGACATCAATCCTACACTACAGAGATTTGTTAACTTTCAAATTGATAAAGCAAAACAAGAAGGCATACTAGAAGGACAAAATCAATTATTAAATGCCGACCCTGTTAAGCTCAAAGAAATTAAAAAAGAATTAGAAAAGAAAGAAGGTAAATTATTTGCTAGAAATTTTCTTGGTGGTAATATTTACACTCAATATGGAATAGAAAAACAATTAGCAATTAATTTAGGCAATGCGTCAGAAGCTAAGACTGCTGCTTTCTTTGAAAATTACACAGTTGATGGAATACCCTTATCTCAATTTGATGTAGGTTCAGAAGGATTTCAAAACGCAATCAAAGATTTTCAAGCAACATCTTTAACTAATACAAGAGGAATTAGACCAGAAATCCTTAATCAATATTTTTTTCCAAAACAAAATTTAGCGTTATCTCAATTTTATAGTGAACATCAATCAAAATTAGCTGAAGCAAAATTAGAGCAAGCAGCTTCATTATTAGAACCTGCAATACTTAATTCTTGGTTTCAAATAGATAGCATAGATAAACAAATAGAATTAAATATTATTGATACTGATGGATTTCAAGATGGTTATAGTTATTCCTTAAATGGATTACAAAACAGTATAGATGATTATGTAAACAGAGGATTGTCTAGCCTTGTGTCACCTGCAAAACTATTAGGTTACATGGAAACTAATATTCTTAAGATTTTTGAATACTATGAAGACAATAATTTAGATACGGAGGAAGCTTACGAAGAAATAGAAGAATATGTTGAATGGATAGGAGGTTTAGAAGTTGGACCTACCAAGCAACTCTTCAGTACTTTTTTTAGACAAAATGGGGAAAATAAAGTTGAAACTATATTAGATGGTATTCTTGAAAAAAAAGAACAGGTTATAAAAAATAAAAATAATTTTGAAAAAGTAAATAATAAAAGAAAAATTCTTAATACATTAAATAATACTGATTTTAATAAAACTGATTTTAAAAGTGTAGAAGAAGAAATTAAATACTATAAAAATCTTGGTCAAACTTTAAAAAATTTATCAATAGAATTTCCAAATGAAATAGAATTTACATACGAACAATATGATTTAAGAAATTTTAATGTTGATGAGTTTTTTATTGATTTAAAAGGACAATACGATCAAGGTGAAACAAATCAAATTCAAAGTTTAAATAAATTAAATGAGGTAATGTTAGCTTTAGGACCAAATGCTAGTAATACAGATAAACAAGCAGCCGAAGACTTAAAAAATTATATTAATGAAACTCAAGGAAAAAGTTTAACTCAAAGATTTCCAGAGATTTCTAATCTTCAAACTTATGCAAAACAATTAATTGGTAAATTAAAAGACGGAGCTTATCATATAGGCAACGAAAATGATAACTTAAATAAAATAACAGACTTAAATAGAGAATTTGAAAGATTGGTTAAAGAAAATAATGGGGTGATGGTTCCTGTAACAGTTAGAAATAAAAATTATAAATCAATTAAAGATTGGTATTTAGATAATTTAAGAGATATACAAAGTCGAGATTATGAATTTTACGATCAATCTTATAATTTTAATAAAGAAATACAATTAAATGAAGAAGAAAATACTAACGAAAATAATCAGGAAACGATAAATATAGGAGAACAAAAAATCTTAATGTACGATACAGAAACAAAATTATTTAATGAAGTAAACCCAAGTGAATTAGAAATAGGTTCAAACACTACAGTTGTATCTATGAATGGTTCAATTACACCTGCTGGTGAACAACTTCTTAAAGAATTAAATATTGATTCGTTAAATAACTTTAATGTTAATCGTTATAATACAAAGATTAAAAACAAAGAAACAATAGAAAAGAATGAGAATTTATTAAAAGATGATTTAGAACCAGCCGCTTTTACAGAAGGTGGATTTACAACATTTGAAGTAGAGTCTGGTGATACCTTATCTGCAATTTCTGAAGATTTCGGTATTCCAATGGAAGCTATTATGAAAGCTAATGGAATTACAAATGCTAATCAAATAGATATTGGTGATGTTTTATTAATACCAGAAGGTGTTGATTATACTGATTTGAATAATATTAATTTTATAGAAAATTTAGACAAGACTAAACTTATTACAGAACAAGAACACCCCTATGCACCTGTAAGAAGAAAACATAATTTTCAAGTTATTTATAATTTAGCTAAAAAAGCTGGTATCAAATTCCCAGAGCTTGTAGCTGCACAAGCTATGCACGAATCAAGTCATGGAGATGATAGATCATCAGAAAATAATTT